TTATACAATGAGCCATATCCCCAAGCAACTACCATATCCTCATTTCCATTATGTCTTCCTTCTCTTGGATATGCAAATCGATAATTAAAAAATGGATCTTGGTTTTTGTGTCCCGGGGTTTTGCCTAGCGACATTAAAGGACATACCTCTATTGTTTCGCCTTCTGCAATCGCTTCTCGTGCAAAGACGCCTAATCCTTTGCCTTCGACAGGCTTTACATATATTTTAGTTGGTGGAAAATACATTAACCTTCTTGATTACGATCAATTTCAAATCCGTATGCTATTATGTTGAATGAGGCATTTGCACCTAATCCAGTACTTAAATTATCATTCACTTCTAAAACTAATTCATCTTTAGTATCTGCATTTAATCTTATACCAAAAGCTAACCCAAATACACTCTTAACATCTAACACAGGAATAATACCATCGGCAACTGATCCACCTTTTGCACTACTTCCTGCAATTGAAGGTGCTATAAATGCTCCAGCAGTTGGATCTGCAAACGGAGGATTACCTTGACATAATCTAATAAAATCAAAGTTGTTTTGAAGTTGGGTGCCTATGTTTACTTCACCATTTACATTATCTTTATAGAATAAACGACATCCATTAGTTAAAGATGCTCCACTACCTGCAAAATCATTTCCTAATGCAATTCCAGTTCCTATGATAATAATTGATAAAGAAGTAATGAATATATCTTTATTTTGTTCAGCATTAACTGAAAATAATTGGGAAGTAACAGAACCATCAACAGTCATTTCGGTTGTAGTTCCATCATTGTTTAGTGTGAGAAATCTTCGATATATGATTTGTTTATTTCCAGTAGTATTAAGAGGGAGTCCAGATACAGAAACCCTTAAAAAACCACCATCATCGACAATGGCTTCATTATCACCAAAAACTATTTTACTACGTACTGCCATCTATTACTCTTGGAATTCAGATTCAACATAAACTTGGAATCCAGTATAGATATTAATTGTTTCTGCTCCATTTGGATCATAAGTTGCAACTAATGAAGAACCTTTAGGCAATACTAAAAACACATTACCAAATACTCTAGATGATACTGTTTGTGTTTGATAAAGTACTGCAGGAGTGTCTTGTCCAGTAAACGTAAACCCTTGACCTCCTACTTTTATATCTGCATCTAATGTTCTTGAGTTACCTCCATTTCTATTCACCGCGGTTCCGTCTGTACCACCACTTATAATTGTTCCTCCGGTTGGATTAAAGTATGTTCTTACTAATCCAAGATTAGCTCCATTAGTACCAGCATCAGTTCCTATAAACCACGCCGCAACAATAAGTGGCCGATCTTCATTGTTTTTAATATACAATAAAGCATGTTCTGTATCTGATGTGATAGTTAAAAATTCAGTATTAATATTAAAGGCTCTACCGCCTAATACAGCTTTTTCAAATTCTGTTTCTTGTACTGCTCTTACCGCGAGTTTGTTCTCACTATCAACTCTTGCTACATTTCCAGTTCCTGTACCGTCTTTTATTTCGAATCCCATTTTATTACTCTTTTATTTTGTTAACCTTTTGTATCTTCATCATACCACCAATGTGTAACTACTATTGCTGTAGCTGACGTTGTCCTATCCGGCGGTGTTAGTTTGAATCCTATACTTGTACCTTTAGGTAATCTTCTTCCTAATGGTAATATAATTCGGTCAATTGATTGTTTAATTGGTTGAGGAGCTCCGGCGCCATCTACAAATGTATCTTCTTGAACTCCTTTGTAATTAAGACCAGTTGGTATGTTTGCAGAACCATGATTCGAATTAGATATACCAGCAGCTACTGCATTATCTATAATTGATCCAGATGTCGGATTTCTTAATACTTGAAACGTCCAATCATCTGTTGTTCCAGCACCTACTGCTGAACCTAAAATTAATACTGCTCTATCTAGTACAAAATCTCTATCGTCTTCATTTTTTGTGTAAAGTACAGCTGATGCTGAAGGAGCTGTAAATGTTAGTAATCCAGATGCTATCTGATAACCATCACCGCGAGAGATAGCATCATCCTCTTCTGTAATAACCACAGATTGAGCTAACATTCTATTAAAGGGGGTGATTCTTAATCTATCACCGGTACCGGTACCATCTTGTATTATTGTTGCCATATTATATGCCTTTTATATAAATATATTGTTTTTTAATTATCTTCTTCTGTGTCAAAAATCTTTTCATCGATTACAATGTCAGTTTCGTATGATTTGTATATGTTTGCTACTTTTAATTGTCCTACTATTTGCTCTTGATGACTAATTTGATCGTCCATTCTAGTCACTTGGGTTAGTAAGGTTTTATTTAATTCGATTAATCTATTATCTAATGAATCTAATGAAATAACCGAACCATTTTTTAAAGTTGTATGTGCCATAATCTATCTCTTTGCTAATAATGTTATAGTCAACGTTCCTGCAGTTGCTGTAGACAAATTCACTCGCATATATTTTGCAGTAAATTCTGATTTGTCTATTATAAAAGTTCCAGAGCCATTAACTAAATCATAAGTTTCACTTATTTCTACCCAATTAGTATTGTCTACACTTTGTTCGATAACAAATACATTTTCTCCTTGTACACTGCTATAACTAAATTGTAAATTAACTTTGGTGTAATCTCCAATGTCAGATGATGTAAACGTAGTATCACCATTGCTCAAATCATATGATGATGCTAATGCTTCTTCTAACGCTGTTAATTCTGGTATGTATGCCATTTGCTTTCTTTATTAATAAATATTACTCAATGAACCAATTCGATACGCCATCGTTATATAATCCTATTGCCATATAATTTCTGTTCATTATCGCATTTACATCGCCATCTATTAAATCGCTTCCTGATGCTATAATTGTAATGTTATTCTTTTTTGAGTTACCCTCTTCATCTTTAAATTTATACTCTATCTCTCCTGCGTCTGTGATCAAGGGTAGTTGTATTGATACAGAACCAGTTTGTGTGTATCGAACCCCTATACGATAATCGTTTAATGAAGCTGTATATGTTGCTTGAGTTAATCGGTATGTCTTGGTTGTTATGCTACCACTAGACACAAAAGATCCGGTGACTATTAGATCACCACCTACGTTTACGTTGTTGTTGGTTGTGAGGGTATCTACAACCGGAGAATTTGAATAAGTAAAAACACCCGAACTTGTATTGTATGTTGCAACTGTGTTAGTACCAATTCCATCTGAGACGCCTATTGCTGTTAATGGAGTAGATCCAGAAACTACAATACTTCCAGTTACATTTAATCGAGCTGTTGGTACTCCCGTTCCTCCTACGGGAATCAACTGCATTGATGTTTTGCTTTTATTACCGACAGTGAATGTAACTTTATGGTTTGGTGAGGCTGCTCCAACTCTTAATTCTCCAGAATCATATCCCCATCGTATAAATCCACCAAAAATATCTGAGGGGCTTCCAAAATATAATCCACTAACACTTGCATCAGGGGATAAGGTCGCAAAGTAAGTAGCTCCATTACCCTCAAACAACATTGCTGTATCAATAGCTAAGTTGCCGGTGTATCCACTACTTCCGTTTTTTATGTATAGTTTTGGAGAATTACCTCCACCCGATTGTGGTGCAGATCCTGACCCTATAAACATATCACCATCTTTTGTAATCACAGTTGGTGTTGCATCTGGGTTGGTTGTATCTTCTACGCGTAATGCGTCTCCCGTGCCTAACTGGGTTATTCGTACGAGCTCTGTTGTTGTATTACCTTCAAATATAGCCGTAGAGCCAGTAATGCCCCCAGTAACTAATAACGAATTTAATGCTGCATCCGATCCGGATACAATGACCTTTTTCCAGTTTGGCATATTATTCCTTTATCACATTGCGGTTAGATACATACACTTATGCCGTGCATATGCCTACTTCCTTTCGGCCAACAATGATGTTTAATATAAATATCTATCGTTTACTTTTAGTTGGTTTAGATTTCGATTTAATATCATCTTCAATTTTGGTTTGAAGTGATGCTAATAATTTGGCATCTGAACCTTTTATAGTAATAACGTCTAGTGCGTGTCGTATTAATTGTAGTTCTGGAATGTCGTACATAACTTATTATTTTATATATTGTTGTTGCAGTTTGTATACAATTGTATATATCTGTTCTAACTGCTCTCCTTTGAAAGAAGCTTCTTTTATCATTGTCAATAAAAATTCAATATCAGATTTTGTTAATGCATCTGGTACTACTTCTTTGTTTTGTTTTTTCATTTGATTTATTAAACTCATAACCTTATTTTTTATTTTATGCATATATCCATATTTCACCATCATCGGTATCAACATGTATTGTTCCGTAACCATTTCCTGCACCTCCATATACAGGAGCATCTGATGCTGCTGTTTGACCAGTTCCTGTTTGTACAGCTCCTACAAATACATCAGGTACAAATGTCGGTGACACGGCATCATATGATGATGTGAATCCCCATCTGTTTGTATTTGAATCATAAGCAAATGCCTTTCCGAATCCTTGTGTATCTTGTTGAACTACAATACCACCATCGCCGGCAGTAGAAGATCCGGATGCTAATAATACAAATCGATCAGCAACTGTTAAATTTGTTGTTTCTTGGAATGAGGCAGTTCCTTCAACTGTTATATCACCTTGGAATAAGGTATTAACGGCGACTGTAACCAATGTACCATTATCTGTTATATTTGAATCTACAAACGAATCACCATCCCATTTCGTTACTGCATTTGATGATAATGTATCAGATCCTGATACTTGTACTGTAGCAGCTGCACTACCATTATATGTAAATGCGGTAATACCGGTACCATTTGTCACTGCATTATCTAATGTAGCAGCGCCGGCAAATGAACCAGTAAACGAACCTGTAACGTTCAATCCATTTATTTGAGATACAGTATCTCCAAGATTAACTACAGTAGAACCAAATGTCATTGATGAATTAGCTAATGTCGAATTTGGAATGTTAGCTAAATCAAATGTTATGGTATCATTTGAGATACTTCCTGATATCGTTAAACCAGTTCCGGCCGAACCAGTTACAATACTAAATGATGATGTTTCAGCACTTGCAATTAATTCTACACCATTGACAGATGCTGTTGCATATGCATTAGTTAAACCATCGGCAACTAGATATCCACTATCGTTATTAAATTGAGATATGTTACTGCCTGAGACGGCAACCTTTTTCCATTCTGCCATAATATTCCTTTATTATTTTATATAAATATGTCGTTTAATCATTTTCAATCCAATCCTACAAACAAAGAAGATGATGTAAAATATAATCCTCCATTAGGTGCAGTCCCGGTAAGTTCAGCTGATTGTGTTGCGAATATAACTACACCGCTTTGGCTTACTGCTAATATAGGAGCAAATGATGTATTGCGTATCAAAAACATGGTAGGAGCATTGTTTGTAAGAGTAACCGCTCCAGTTTCTTCGACATTCATTACACCAAATGATGATGATTTAATTAAAAATATATCTCCACCCGTACCATTAATGTCTAATGAACCTGTAATTTCAGCATCGCCAGTAAATGGAAATGTGGTACTATTAATCGTTACTGTTACTATAGATGCAGATGCAGTTGCAGTAACGCCATCCCCTACAAAGTCAATTGCAGATGCAGTTGGTGTTAATTCAATTCCTTCGTCTCGTATAGCAAGTAGTGCAGAGCCAGATGGTCCTGCTGGACCGGTTGGACCTTGTATACCTTGGGATCCTGATGGTCCTTGTTCACCTTGCGGTCCTTGAGAACCTGTTGGCCCCGCTGGTCCTATTGAACCCGTCGGTCCTGCCGGTCCTATCGAACCCGTCGGTCCTATCGATCCGGATGGCCCCGGCGGTCCTTGAGATCCTGATGGTCCTCCTGCGGGTCCTTGTGGTCCTCGTGCTCCATCAGCACCACGTGGTCCTTGCAAGCCTGCTGCAGTAACTATAATGTTTTGTCGTACGGGAGAAGCTACATTAACCGATTTACCTGTCGAAGGGTCTGTTATAGTAACAGATGTTGTTTGATTTTCTACATTTACATCGGCCGATTCTTGAGTAACATCGATATCAACGACTGGTACTGTTATTATATCTATTTTATTTTCAATACCAGTGTCTCGTACTTTAGCCATAGCTTTCCTTTATTGCGGATATACTTTTATATAAATATCGACATGTAGCGTTATTTATAGAATCTGCTCATGTATATAAATAGGCTTGTGTTTCGATTAAGGGTTAAAAACCATTAAATATCCTGAATTAGGGTGGTTAGGGCTACTGCCTGATATCCATAATGAACCTGTTGTTGTTGGTTCTGTTGTAGGTAAACCTGTAAAAGAAGCACTACCGGGAAATATAATATCTCCTGTAAATGAACCAGTAAAAGATCCACTAAACTCATTAGTAAAATTAATTAAGTTTGTACTGTCATCATATACCAAGTAAGTTTTTTCGTTTGGTATTACGCCTGATGCTGTTACTTGTGATATGTCTGTTAAGAATGTTGGCTCAGCTGGCCTTACTAATATTACGCCTTCTGTTGCATTAGACACTTCAACAATTCCAATCCTAGCTTCAAAGTATGGTGCTGGTGGTCGTGTATTTGTATATGATCCGGATGTAGTATTCGATAAGTATAGGATATCTCCTTCTGCGAATGTAGATGTATCTAAATCCCTCACCGCTCCGAATGTAGTAATATAACCAGACATGTTGTCATCTATCTGCTCTGTAGCTAATCCTAGTATTTGGTCTTTTTCTGTTATATCCTTAAAAGACTTTATTTTCGATACAGCTTTTTCTATGGTGACATTTGCACCAAGTGCACCTGATAACCTTACTGCATCTCCATTGTTTATTGTAACACCAGAGTTGTTTTTTGCATAGACGTGCTCTTCTTGTCCGAGTTGAAGCCTAACATCTGATCCTTGCATATCAACAGTGATCGTTTTGTTATTATCGTCCCAATACATTCTACCAGCAGTGTGACCTGATGCTGAGTGATCTGTATTGAATTGGATTTCTTGTGTATTTAATATAGATTCCGATCCGCTTATTGTTACCGAACCGGTTATGATTACATTTTGATCGAGTGGATTGACATATGAAGCGGTTAATGCTTGTGCCGCAAATGAAGCAGTACCTGCAAATTGACTTGATGCCGATCCGGTATATGAATGGAATGATGATGTAGATACTAATGAACCGGTATCAATTGAACCACTTGGTCCAGCAGGTCCAGCAGGTCCGGTAGGTCCTAGGCTTGATACTTCTATTATCCGTACACGTGGAGTGGTCATACCGTTGTTACTTGCTTAGTAAGTTTGATTGCTCCTTCTAGTAATCTTGTTCGTATCTGCCCGTTAGTTATTTCAATATCGTAATATGCTTCGTTAAATGAAAAATCATTAGTTACGCCATGACCTATATAAACACCTATACTTCCGGAAACTTGATCAGTTGTTAAATTACTTCCGGATAAACTTAAAAATGCCGAACCGGAGGTTTTTGTATATGTATCGCCTAAACTCGATGTTAATGTAGTATATAATGTTGAACCACCTTTTGAATCTCGTAATTGCATTGCAGCTGTATAACCAGATAGGTCAACGGCCACGCCGTCTGAATCTTTATACACTATTTGAAAATCAGTGGTTGCTCCTTGCTCAACTATGAATGAATATTTTCCGGATGCCATGTCTATATCCTTTTGATATAAATATGTAACAAATTAGCATTTATACTTTTTGACACAAAAAAAGGAGCCAATTTCTTGACTCCCGTCTCGCGACTTACTTTCCGTTCTGCTAATCTGGCATATCGATCTGCCGGTTTCACATATCATGAACATACTTGTCCTGCCCACCCGCTTGTATCTACTCATACCTATCAAACCTTCGTGTTAAGCATTGGGTTTCTGAATCTATCCCAATGGCGGTCTAAACCTTAACACTAGTGCCAGCTACGGCTATTCGTGGTGCCACCCTAATGATAGGTCGGTCTTTTTATTGAAATAAAGGATCATGCTCTTTATTCAAAATTTCTTCTTGATCTTCAACTTCCGGAGCCATATCAATATGCTCATTATAAATATACTTCTTATTTGATTGGACTAAATCTTCAAGATCTTTTTTAATTTTATGACCTAACTCTGTATAACTAATACCATGATAATATTCAAACATCTCAATTGAATAATAATCCAATCCCTCTTCGGCAATAAAACCATCAAACATCCATTCTAAAGCTTTATGGTAACCTTGGCCTTGCTCTTCCATAATAGCTTCAAACTTTTTACGGAACTCCGCAACGCATTGATCTTCATGAGCCTTTTCAGCTTCGATTTGGTTATCATTCATTTCGATCAAATCATCAACAAAGTCTTGCAACTCTTGAAATGACCATGACTGGAAATCATACCCTCGAGGCCTCGATCCATACACGTCTTTATATAGGTCCGATACCCACATTAAACAATCATTAAAATCTTCTTGGTTTTGAATTTTGAATTGGCTCATATCTCTTATTTTTTAATTATATATAAATATAAGAACTTTATTTCGTAAGTCCTAATTTTTTTCAAGCTTTTTTTAATTAAACATATAACTCATTAACTGAACTTTTTCTGCTAAAAATACTTTTGCAAATTTAGGATCGTGTTCTAAAATAGATTCTGAATTATGTTCTATATCTGCTTTTTTGATCTGCTTAGCTCTTTTAGATGCATATGCCAATCTTAAACCCTCAAACGTTTTTCTTTGCTTTCTATTATAATCAGGAAAAGCTTCTTTGGTATATACATCGGTCAAGTCAACAACTAATGATAGAATATCTTCTGCACTTTCAACACTAAATGTTTTATGTAAAAATGCTCTTAATTCAGAATGAGTAACCGTCGTATCTTCTAATACATCATGCAATAAAGCAGCACAAGTCATATTATCATCTTCATACCTTGCATGTACCAAATTCGCAACTGCTACTGGATGAGTAATATAATCCTCATCGGTATACTTTCTCTTTTGCCCTTGATGTGCATCGGTAGCAAATTTTTTTACTTTTTCATATCCTAAAACTGCCATAACTTTTTTTCTAATTGGTTAACTAATCCGATCGCATTTTGAAAGGCAAATCTAGCGTTATCGCTGGTTGTATTAGCTTTCCAATGTTTTCTTTTCTTTTCCATAAACTGCTTAGCTAACTCTAATTGCTTAAGCAATTTTCTATGTTGATTTCCTAATTCTTCGTGGTGGTTCATATCTTCTATTAATTATTATACTTAAATATAAGAAGAATATTTCAAAGTACCAAATTTTTTTGAAGCTTTTTGCCAGTAAAAAAGGGTGACCGAAGCCACCCTTTAAAGTCATTTAATAATTGCTAATTGTTAATTAACAAATCAATCAATTGTTAACTATTAAATAGTATCCAAACCAGCAACATGAACCTTACCGTAGAATTCTGGACGAACCATTTTCTTCGCGTAACGAGTCATCACACCTTTTCTTGGAGTGAAGTTGTCTGGGTCATACACTAGAGGTGTCATAATTAATGGAACATATGGAGCATATACCGCACCAGTTTCAAGGAATTGAGATCCTCTATATCCCATTAATATAGTATTCTCAGTCATGTATGGGTTTTTATAAACTTGGAATCTATTGTTAATAGCACCAACTTTTTGAACACCCATTGCAAACTGCATTTTATCACCATCTGTATCAGCAGCATATCCAGGAATAGATTCTAGGATAGTTGCAACAGTTGGAGAACATACTAAGAAGTTTGCACCACCACGAAGTGTTAACTGATGAATTTTGTTTGATACCTTTTGGATTTTAGTTCCAAGAGTCTGGAACCAAGTTCCTTGGTTGTATGCTTGAGCAGTTGCATTTGACTGAACGAATGCGTTAGACGCTGCATCATACTCAAATCCAATCTTAGCTGACCAACGCTCAGTTGTTTGAGCATTCTGAATCAACATATCTAGGATCTCTAAGTCGATCTCTTGCGAAATATACTCAGATAACATAGAAGTCAACTCTGCTTCAGCATCAATTGAATGGTATGCGTTCAAGTCTTGAGCAAATTCTGGAGACCAGATTGCTTTCAACTTACGAGTCTTAGCTACGATAGCCTCTGATCTCATTTCAAGATTGATTTCTGGAATATCCAAAGTAGTTCCGGTATTGTTTCCAATAGCAGAAGGATCTTCGAAATCACCTCTAGTAATATCAGTAGGTTGTTTGTGATAAGTAACGATTGCACCATTAAAATCAGAATCTGCATCGATTAAGAATTCAACATGACCCTTGTCTTGAGAAATTCTTGTAAATTCAGGATAAACACCATCAATGTTAGTACCAGTTACGTTGAATGCTCTCACACCACGAAGATCTGGGTTAGACAATGATGAAGTTGGTATTGATAATACAGTGAATGGTCCGTATGCGTTAGAAACAACAGATGCAGATAATTCAGCATTAAAGTTAGTATACCAATCAAATTGAGCAGCAGATAAATTTCCACCGTTCGAGAATACTCCAGTACCTACAGCAACAGAACCTGTTCTTGCAGATGCTACATCATTAGCTAAAGTCAATGTAGATGAAGTAACGTCATTGATAGTATAACCAAATCGTCCAGCACCATAAAGACCTTCAGATGGAGCATTTCCACCTACAGCCTCGGTTCCAAGACCACCAGCATCAGTAATACCAAATACAGAATCACCTTGTGATTTACGTCCTTGACCAGTCAAGAAGTCATTACCACCAGCGGTTCCGTTAGTACCTTGAGCAGTACCATATTTGAAGTCTAAGTAAAATACTAGACCAGATGGTAAGTTCATAGGTTGTACAGATACGAAATCTTTTGCTGCAATTTCAGCGAAGATTCTTCGTACCAATGGAAGAGCAACTCCAGCCCATTCTTCAGCGTTAGCATCAGTACCTGTAGAGTTTGCTTCCGTTACGAGTTGTTTAGCTTGGTTCTCAAGAAGAACTGCCATACCTCGTCTTTCAATCTCATTATCAATGCCTTCCAAAAGACCAGTTTTCGTCCACTTATTTTCCAAAGCGATCGCAACATTGTTTTGGTTAACATTTGCATCATGAGGTAACAAAGAATTGATATTCATTTTAATATCCCCTATTTTTTAATTACTTAAGATTAGCTAATTTCTTCCAACGAGCAGCTAGAGCATTACCTTCAGATAATATCTGTTTTTTAGGTGCTGTTGATCTTGTTGCTTTAGAAGCATAGCTTTCTTTAACGACTTTGCGTTTTGTTTTGTTTACAGTGAATGATTCAGCTAATGTACCAAATACTAACTTAACTTCTCTCAATGATTGAGCTCTGTCAAAGTTTTCAATGACTTTCATTTTCTGAGACTCACTTAATGGGTAGTTCCTAAACAATTTGTTTGAGAACAATAATTTTGCATTTAGAAGATTTACTTCATTGATTTTAGATCTTAAGAATTTAATGACTTTGTAAGCTTCTTCAAGTTCAGCTTCTTTTTCTTCATCCATTTTTTCTTCTTCATCTTCTTCAACTTTTTCTTCTTCACCCTCTTCTAGATCTTCTTCTTCACGTAAAGCACGAATTACTTCTTCGATAGACACTTCTTCTTCCTCGTCCATTTTCTCTTCTTCGCTTTCAGCTACAGGTTCCATGTCTTCTTCTTCTGACATTTCCATGTCTTCTTCTTCAGTCATTTCATCTTCGCCTTCTAGTTCACGTAAAATAGCTTCTAGTTCTAGATCATCTGTTTCAGACATTTCATCGTCAGCATAATCGCCTTCGTCCATCATGTCTTCTTCTTCTGCTACTGGCTCTTCTTCTGGAGCAGGTTCTGGAGCAGGTTCTGGAGCAGGAGCTTCCATTTCTGGAGCTTCCATATCTTCTTCTTCTGCCATTTCCATTTCCTCTTCTTCTGCCAATTTAGCAGATAGCATAGATTGTAATCTAGGAGTGAATGCTTCTTCTAATGCGATTTTTGCGTTAGCTAGTGCTGTTTCCCTTACGGCTTTTGCATCAGCAATAGCTTCTTTCAATAAATCTTTCATAGATTTTCTCCTCGTATTTAATTTGGAAATAAGTTTATTGGAAACTTAATAATAGATTAATATAAGATTGAGTGACCACGTATTGGACAGTGGTATCTTAATACAATAATATATATTGCACGAGGAGCATAAACAGCCGTTTACAATTAACTTTTCTTGGAGATTTTCTTTAAAATATATAAATGTATCTTATTTACAAGAAATAACAAGGTAAATATACCTATTCCTGTTATAACGGATACACCTATTACTTCAATTAAGGTTGGGGTGGGATTCAATTTAAAATGAATTTTGATCGTATATCTTTTGCATATACTTGGCTCTATCTACTTCGGCTCTACGCTTAACAGATGGCTTGACATGTTCTTTACGATCTTTTACTGATTCAATAACACCGGCATCTTTAACAGCTCTTTTCCATTTACCTATCGCAGCATTGATATCGCCTTCCGGTCTTCTTTTAGTTTTCACAACTTTTGCTCCGAGCGCATGACCGGGTATGATTGAATCTAATCTTCTTTTATGTTTACTCATATAACTTATTTTTGTTTATTTCTTTTAATATAACAATTTATTTTCAATAAACCAAATTTATTTATAACTCTTTGATATTTTTCAAGCCTAAAATTTTGACTATTTCTTGTTTAATTAGAGCAAAATCTTCTCGCGGTATAGGTGGGATCCATGCATCTTCAATATCTTTTGCTATTTTCTCTAAAGGTGCATTCCATTGAGAAGGATATAAGCTAAAGTATGCAAGATCATCCGTCAGATCACTAAGCTCCTTAAACGCCTGTTTTCCTGCTTTTTGAGCTCTTGCATATGCTTTCAAATAGAACTTTCTTTTCCTGCTTCCGGTTTGGCCTTTTCTTTTTAAGAATCGATCTAGTAGATCATCATCAGATACAAAATCTCTAGCTGCCTCATTCATTGACATATCCGAACCAGGATAATCTACTGAGTCACCAGCTCTGTTATCATCAACGCCTACTGTATAAGAATCTTCTCCTAAAGGTCTACCTTCGTCATCAACTGGATTAGGGACATCTTCATCATCTTGTTCAGCATCTGCATCATAAATTCGATCATTCTCTGAAATTGAATTTCCTACTTTATAATAACGATTCAATACAGTACCCATATCATCATATGCAGATTCTAATCTTTGTTGCAATCCATTCATTTCAGTAGCTGTCTTTTCAAATACTTTATAAGCTTCTTTCAATTGTTTCATATGACGTGATACCGTAACATTGTCAAACCAATGTTCTGATTCTTGCATTGTTAATACTTCTGCTTGTTCAACAATACTATTTAATGTTTCTGAAACTTCTGTAAGTGTAGAATTTCTATATACCATTTCCCCTAAACGGTGATAATTTGCAACCGATTCTAAAAATGCCTTTCTTTCATCTTTACGCATTTTTGGTCGATCTTCTTCTCCTAAATATTTTTCGTTTAGGATATGTTGCATTAATTGTTTTTCCCACTTTTTCATTTTATAATCCTTTATGCATTTGATCTTTCAGCTCTATCTAAAGCTTTTAGTAATCCTTCTATATTTTTTTGTGCTGATTGTATATATCTAGCCGATTGATTTCTTAACTGATCAAACCGATAATCTCCAGATTCATCAGCATACATATCAATACCACCTGCAACTTGTTGTTCCAAGTCTTGCAATGATTCTAAAACACGTTCTACTTCTTCCATATATTCGGTAAGACGAGTACTCATTGAATATTCATCTTCAATGCCAAATTCTGCTTCAGTAACCGGTCCCATATCTTTGAGTTCTGAACCGTCTGGCTTTAAACCCATTTCAATAGCATATGCAATAATTTCGGCAGTTTCAAATGCTGGACGTGGAGTTACTCCTCCATTATATTCTTTATCCCATTTTTTAACTGAATTTGGATCGTTGATATCTATATCACCAGCTTCATAAGCTTCAATTGCATTCATTGCAAACTGAGAATTCCATGACTTTGGTTTACGAGCTTCATTTAAAAACTTAGCACTCTTAAAGTCTTTTATCCATTTATTATGATCGAACTTACTCATTGGTTATCCTTAAAATTCTATCTCAGGTGGAATGTTACCAAATGTATCAGGAATAGTACCAGTCCCTTTTGAACCTAATGTATTGAATGGTCCATGTAAACTCGAATGAGATGCATCTTGCAAACTATTAAATGTAGTTGCATCTGCAGTAGGATTGCCCAATTGAGCATTTTCTGCCGGTGATATATTTGCTCCTAATAAAGTCCCAGTTCCTTTTTTACCAGGATTAGTAGGTCCATATGCTGATTGTAAATCTGTTAGTGCCATAATTAAAACTCCGTGATTATACTTGTTATTATATTATTTACATTTCCATATTTGTTTGCAACAACTTTATTTACCGACTCATTTACCGGTGATAAAAATGCTCCATGCGTAGATGGATTAGAAACAAAGTCAAATGCTATCAATTCAAAATCAGGCTGAACTTCTACAGTACCTTCTCCTTCTCTCATGACTTCTTTTACAGAACCCATACCTCGAGACGATATACCTAATTTAATTCCAGACTTGAAAAGTTCTTTTAAAATGTTTCCTGCCGGAGTAGAAAGCACTTCTACTGTACCAACGAGATCATTTCCTTTCCAATCCATGTTCAATACATTATGAGACACATTGTTTAGGTTAACAACAGATGAATCTGGATGATCTAATTCTCCCAATGCTCTTCTTTCTCTAATATATGTATCGGCGTATTTGTTTGCTTCGCGCATTAATATGTTACGTGGATAAACACGTCCATTATGATTCTTAGCTTCTGCTCTCTGCAATACACCAGATACAATTAAACGGCCGCCATTTTGTGATAACGATTCGTTTATTTGTTGAGGCGTTACTTCAAATAAAGCGTAATCTACTAATAGTTGTCTATTATCCATTTTTCATTCCTTGTATAAATAAACCAGAATTAACGAAAGCACGTTGTTGTTCAAAACGCTTACGTTCATCTGCATATTTTCGTTTTTGTTCGGCTAAAGTCAATTTTTGATTATCTTTAGCTTTGATAAATTGTTGCCATGTTCTATCAGGTATCATTGTGATAATTCCTTTAATTTGTTTGATATACGAGTCATTCGCTCATTTATTTTTGCAAATCTTCTACCTGTAGATTTCCAGAAATGATTTGATTGAACTCCCATTTCTGTTTTCAATCGCAAATTATTTGCAACAATCTTTTCCATTTCAGCTAACATTTTATTAACTTCGCTAATACCTTTGTTAACTTTTTGAGCCGGTGTAGATGTAGGATCTTTTTTATAATCTCTATATGATACCGATTCTAATAATGGATACAATTCTTTAACTAAGTCTGGATCTTCTGGTACTCTATCATCATCTCGACTCAACATTAAATGTTCTTTTGCCGCATCGATATTTTTTCTTGTTGGCCGATATCCTAAATCTCTTACTATTTGTTTAGCCATGTATTCTTCATCAGGTAAAGTGCCTCTATTAAAATCTTTAATTGTTTTAACCGCAGCAATGATATCATATTTCTGAGCTTCATTAATTGATCCTACTCCATACATCTCAGCCATCATCTTTTTGTAAGTAGACTTGCCTTCCATTGGTTTAAATATTTTATTTGTTTTAGGAACTTTTTTCATTCCGCCTTGAGTAATAGCATCATCATCTAAATCACCAAAAGCTTTTGGAGTCATATATTCTCCTCCGGCACTAGCAGTAGAATTCATTTCATCTAATTCTTCTTCTTCATTCTTAACAGCTTTAGAAACTGCCTTTCTACGCTTCTTAAGATATTCATCAGATGAATCCACATCGCCATCATTATCGATATCAGAATCTTCTTTACCGACTGGGTCAAGTTTTGCTTCTTCTAAAAATCCGCCATAATCTCCTCTGCCTCTATCCGCTGATTCAAGTTCTGATCCTATCTTATTGGCTAATACATTATCTAATTTTATAGTAAATTCAACAATACCTTCATTCGCATCATACTCACGATTTAATTCAGACTTATCAATGCCATGCTTTTTAAATATGTTAACCGCAGTACGGTCCATAAAGTTATCTGATCCGGAGAAAGTATACGTATCTTCGTTGATCAAAGCTTTAAAATGTCGTTCTATCTCGTCAATCAATTTCATTATTGTTGCCTTTTCAATACAAATATCGTTGAGCCAGTACCGCCAGTAATTTTTGATACTGATAATTCTATTACATGAGTAGCTGGTAAACTAGCCGCTGTAACTGTACCACCTCCGGATAAATGAATGGTAGCGCCTCCTGCTGTATTTACTAGAACAGCTCCATATCCATAATTTGAACCTGTCAAATCTAATTGACCGGAAGAATAAGTTAATGACTTATAATATCTACCTGGATGTCCAAGCGTTTCAAATTGACTATAATTAGAATAGTCTATGTTATATGGTCCTGTACTCATTTGGCGTCCTTACATTTTTTTATTTCACTGATCAGTTCATAATATCTTAACATTGTTAAAATATCTTTGTCTTCAGTAATATGTTTTTTAGCTAACTTATTTAACAGTCTTGTCACCTCATTTATTTTAATACGCACTACTTTGCTAGGAATTGTAGATTTTAACGATGTCAATTCTTTTTGAATGTTACGAGTTTCGGTATTAATATATGATTTTAATTTTTCTGAATTAGTTACATTATTAATATACTCTTTAAGAATACGTTTTTGAGGTGCAGATAAATTACCATATTTTTTGTTAAATTTATCAATCAATAATTTAGAAGCTAAAATTCTAACATCGTGATCTTCATTAACAAGTTTATGTTTCGTCTCTTGCTGTTTCTTTGTTGATTGAACATGCTCCATTACCACAAATTTATTTCGTAGATATTTAGCTGGTTCGTCAGCTTCTGCATGTTCGAAAATATTGTATACCGATGCGTGCAGTTTATAATTAGTTACACGTGATTTGAAAAATTTATCAATATTAAAGCTATCTCGAATATCTTTAATTAAATTATATTTTTCACGTTTCAATTGCTGTTCATTTAACGTTTTACGAGCAGTGACTACAGCATCAATAAACTTGGCAGCACGCGATTCGTTGGTAAAAGTATCATTCTGAACAGAGTGATATAATTTTAATTCTTTTGCAAGTTCGGTATTTTTGCGAAAGTGTTTGTTCAAGATATTCAAAGACGCCGTTTTTGCATTGTTCATTGTCTCAACAGCAACTTGGCGTACAAGTAATTCGAATATCAATCCGGTATTTTTAACCTTGGAATGTTTTATCTTTTTCATTTAAAAGCGCCCTATTAACTAGTAGTCCACATCGTTTTTAATAAATATATGACTGGAGTCGAATAATACCTTTTAATCATCAAGTAATTGAGATTCATCTAACATTGTTCCAGTATCATCATTGGAACTGCTTGATTGTGTTAGTGTCTCTTGAATTATTTGATTTGATTTGGTTTTATTATTCAAGCCAGAATTTCGTAACATATCTACAAAACTTTTGTTTTCCGTACTTAACGGGGACTTTCTATAGTTATGCTGTAATGGCGATTTATCAGTATTGAACGCACCACCTAATGCTTTTGCTCCTAATGGATCACGGCCATGTGGACTTGCATGTGTGCCCCATGTACCTCCTGCCCCTTTAGGCCTTCCAGGGCCAGCGACATGTTCTTGTTCCATACCCGGTAATTTATCTGTCTTGGTTGCAACATGCATTGAAGCAATATCATGCGGTGTACCAAAACTCATATTTGTCTTTTTAGGATCGTTACCTTCCGATGTTATCTGTTCACGACGGAATGCTTCTTTCTGATCTTGAATGACTCGATCTCTTTCTTCTTGCCATTCTTGAGCCGACATATTAAATATGTTTTCATAAATCCATTGTTCAGAAAACATTTTAGATTCTTTCAGATTAGTTGCTAATCCTATCTGAGATTCCATTAATTCTACTAATTGCTTTTTATATATCAAACTTGGATTTTCTAATTTCAATGTGAAATCAACTAAATCATCGTCAGTAAACCCTTGTGAATATAAATGTACAATTGCAATTTTTGTTAACTCAGAAACAAATATTTTTTGTATTCTTTCTACCGTTCTAGCAAATCTAACATCTTCTGCTGCTAATGTGGCTTTACCTTCAACACCTTCATCATATCCTAAAAAGGCTTTTGGTATTTTTAACGCTGCCATCATTTTATTACGTAGATAATCGATATCTTCAATTTGACCGTCATTTGTCAATCCAGCCAATGTATCAATTTCAGTACCAGATTCAGAACCACGAACAGGAAGATAATAATCTTCCATCATATTTTCCATATTGAACTTAAGATTGTATTCTCCGGTCTTATCATCAATATATGGAATCTTTTTCATCTTACCGATAATTTGATTCATGTGGTTATCAACTTCGGCTGGTGGAATATTACCTACATCAATTTTAAATATACGTCTTTCCGGAGCTCTCATTATACGTTGAATTAACATCGCATCTTCCATTAATGCTAATTGCTTATATATTTTACGAGCCGGCTCAATCATTGATTTACCATATGGTAAGAAATTTGTATCAGACAATAAACGGAAATGTGCAATCTCAAAATTTTCAAATGTTTGCATTGGTTGTCTTTGAGTACTTGCATATGACATATGAGTACCTTCTAACACAAATCGATATGCGTATGGATTCTCCGGGTCATATCCTTCTTCACGTCTTATTTCATACGATGATAATGGTACCACATTTACAATACCTATATCTTCTTCAATATCTAAATGTAAAAAGAAGTCTCCATATTTACAGGCATTTCTAATCCAGGGCCATAAATTGTAATCAATATTCAAAATATCATAAAACAAGTTTCTTAATACTTTTTGTATTTCTGCATTTGGAGATGATATTGTTAATGTATCTCCTTCTGAATTTTGTACAGTTGCTTCATCTGCATAAATATCTAAAGCCGATGCCAATATTGGGTCCATATCCATTGCTTCGTAATCAGTAAATAATTCTAATTTTGATTGATGAAAGTTATATGTTTGATTGTATGCTGCATAACCAGCTTGGCCTCGATGCAATCCCGTAAATCTATCTACGTATCTGTTATTGCTTACAGCTCCAGTTGACTGTAATTTATTAGCATCCACTACCTTTAATCGGTTTTTTGCTACACGTCGTACAACTACATTGGTTGAAAATAGTCTACGTAAACGTGCCTGTAATGAAGTATCTGCCATTTTATTTTCCGTTTATTAATAAATATGTTAAAGTAACCATTTCAGGCCTTCGTCATCCTTGCCAGCTTTCCAATCCCATGACATATTTTGTCCTGGTGTATTTGTATACACTCCTTGAGACTTGCCTAAATGACCTAATGCCTTTCTAGATAAATCTATTCCTTGTTGATGTAATCTTAATGCCGTATCTCGTACCCATAACGCAATACCAAATGACATTACCAAGTCATCATTATAACCTCTTTGAGCTTCAGCTCTTGAACCGTTCCATATAAAGACATATAATTCATCTATCAATCGTTTTGACTTTACGATTGGAGCTTTTTCTCTAAAGTATGTTTCTATCTTTGATATGATTAATGGTCGTGTTTTTGCCGTAGTTGAGAATCCAGGAACTTTTTGTGATTTGGATTTGAGATCATATCCTTTTGATAAATGTAAATTTTCATCTACATATGCATCTTGCTTGTAAGAATAATATAAATTCTCATATCCTTTATCAATTGCAACTTGAATTACGGCCCAACCTATATTTGCATTTTCAATTACTAGTAATGCATTGTTCCATTCTGTTGCAACTGAAATCAACATGTTGCCATATTCTGTAGTTCCTATCTTACCACGATATTCTGCTACCTGTGTCATTGATTCAATTTCTAGTATATGAAATGCAGAATAGTCAGCTCCATCGCCTCGCGCGACATCAGCTACAACTACATAAGCTTTTGTATAATCTGGATATTCCCATAACCAATAGTTAGAATCAAATCCACGTCTCTCTTTTGGATCTTCAACATATGTTTGATCATACCATTGAATGATAGGTCCATCAACTACAGTATGTCCAGAAGATATAAAGTCACAATCACATTCTTGCGCGGCTGATTTTTCTCCTAGGAGTTGAGTTTGTTCTTCTCTCCATGTTTCATCACGTTCTGGATGTACTGTCCAATGCAGTCGGATACCATTAAATTTACCTCCTGCTTCAGCTTCCATCCACGTCTTATGAAATAAATTACCGGTACCATTAGGAGTTGATAACATGATAGCACCTCCACCAGTTGCAAGTGTTTGTTGCGCCGCTGTCCAAATTTCGTCAATTCGGTCGATAAAGGCTGCCTCATCCATCACAAGTAGTGACAACGCTTCGGAACGGCCGGCTGTACCTGTACTTGATACTGCCTTTACTTGAGAACCGTTTTTGAATCGTAATGATAATTTGTTATCTTCTAATGTTTTACCTTTTAGCCATGAAGGCAAGTTATCATGCATTACTCGAACTTTGGTAACAAGATTCTTTGCCACGTCTTGAGTGGTTGCAATTACAAGAACATTGAAATCTTGTTTGAATAACATGTTCCATAAAATATATCCAGCTGATAAAGTTGATATTCCTAACTGTCGTGATTTCAAGATAATGTTATATCGATTATCTTTCAATGAATTCAAAGTATCTTCTTGAAATGGATAAAGATTGAAATACATTTTACCTTTGGTAGGATGTTGAATAACACAATACTTACGCATAAAATGTGTTGGATCGACAGCACATTTTTTGTACTCGTCCGATATTATCTGTTTTAAAGATTTCTTTTCCATTATTAACCTTTAATATAACAAAAATATTTCAAAAAACCAAATTTATTTTATGGCGACTACTAGTAGCAATGCACCTAAGGTGGCAACAAATCCACTACCTAAACCAATTGACCATTTTTTTAGTCGTTCATTTTTTATGGTTAGATCTTGTACTTCTGTTTTTAATTCTATTCTACGCACTTCACACGTGTCATATAATGATTGTGTTGCTGCCAATTCTTTTTGATATAGAATTGATCGATTTTCATATGATACAATAGTTTCTAATAATCTGTTAATGCGTTTATCTGCCAAACGATTAAGTTCTTCTGATTCTTTGAGAACTAGTTTGCATTTATCATATTCTAACAAATCTGCAGCAATGAGTCTAGCAGTCCCAATTGGTAAACATACTATACTATCTCGGGTATCTATCTGCGAAAAACTTGTTAAGGTCGTTAGAATTGTAATTAAGAATATCATCAATCTGGTCATCGTAATCCTGTTTTAGCCAACTAATATAACTTTTAACGGAATCCATTTTAGATGCTAAAATTATATTGTCTTGTTTATATACTGCGATAATACTATCTAACTCTTCGCGTTGCTCTTGATATCCGACAATTGCAGTTTTTAAGCTATCAATTTGATTCTGATATTGTATTTCACGAGCATCGTTTGTTACTGGCTTGCGCACCGACATTACTCCTACGATTACTGCTAGTATTATTATTATCGCTATTAATATGTATGTAACTTTATTCATAAATTGTTATGTGCTCGCAGTACCAGCCAAGCCTAACTCTCCTATGAATTCGGCTACCTCTCCGGACTTTATAGCTGCCATACCAGCTTCCAATGCTGATAATGAAAATCCTCCGGCGCCAGAACCTGCTGATGCCACCGCCGATTTAAAAGCGTGTACTGCACCTACTCCGCTATATACTGCCATCCCAGCGATGATCGTATAATAAAGCAATGTCGCCGCTTTCATTTGTGCTTTATCATCTGTTATTTTTGCTTTTTTAAATACGCCGGTAATTTTAAGAATCCATCGCAATGCTTTAATATATGACTTATGCCATTTATGAGTAAATTCAATTATTTTAGCAGCGGTGCCTTCCGGGTCTTCTTTTCCGTCTCCTTTACCCATTACTTTTTTAAATACACGAATTAATTTAGATATTCCTTTTGTAATTAATTCTATTAGTTTAGGAGCGGCTAAGATAATACCTACTATTGCTAATGTAGTTACTTCTTCTTTTAATTGGCCTTTTTCGTCTAATCGCCCTTCTAAAATTGATTCATCAACTTGTTCAACTTCTTCTCGAGCTTCATCTTCCATTGATTTTAACGCGGCTTCTAATCCTTTGAATCCAGACCCCATAGCATTTTCAAGCTCTTTTGCTTCTGCATCATCAATAGTTTCTTTCAATAAATCTTTTAATTTTAAAGTAGCCATAATTGCTCCTATCTCATATATTTCATATAATCTTTAGCTAATCCAGATAATACTTTAAGTGTATTGTACAAATCATCCATTGTATCATAATTACCCTCTTTGTATATCATCTCTAAAAAGTCTTCCATATCCGCCATCACAGTGTCGGAAACATCTGCTCCCGTTTTCCAGGATGTCATAATGTTAGACCTAGCTTCATTAAGTGATTCGGCTAATACTGATTTGATCATTGCTTTGATTTCAATTTGCAAATCAATATCTTTTTCCGCATCCATTACTGAACGTTCTATTTCTGCTTTAAGATCTTTTTTCTTGGCAGTCAATTCTTTTAATTTTTTAAGAATCTTATCTTTTTCAGCGCCATCTGCTTTTGCAAATTTAGGAGCCAATTTTTTCATTTCATCGACTACCTTATCAAATTCTTTGCCGACTTTGTTTACTTTTTTGTTAGCCATGTTATCCTTCTAGGTTTTCTAAAATTTGTTTTTTAAATTTTTTATAGTCAGAATCAAACTTTTCAAAAAATGCGGTTTGATCATATTCAGCTAAATCACCATCTGCATTTTGTACAAATTGAAGTTTCAATGAATTGCGAACTATTTCAACTTCTTTATCTGTATCCTTAAACCATGATTCTGCATTTGCTGCCAATTTCTTACGAGAATATTCTGACCAAGCTTCTTTTCCTTGAGCACGTATCATTGATTCTTCTTTTAACTGACAACCAAAGCATTGTTTATTCATAAACCAAAATTTCAAATTTAAACGTTCTTCATCAACACCTTTCATTTTTGATTCGCATTTTGGACACGTTTCCGGTACTCGTAATGCTTCGTTGATAAAATCTAAAACGCTATTTTCTGCCTTTCTACTACGAAATCCATTATGTTGTTCTACACGTTCTCGGACTCCGTTTGGTTTAGTTTCAATCCATACTTTTGGCTTACCATCTTCAAATCTTTCTATCACATCTTCATCTGCAATAGTTTTCTTTCCTTCATAACCATGAACTATTCTGTTTTGAGACTTATGAGTCCCGGCAATCATCTCTTTAATTGCTTTTATATTTTGTAACTTACCTGCCATATTATGCCATATTTTTAATGGTCATTTTTAATCTACGTTTAGCGGAATCATCTAAATTAAATTTATTGATAAGATCAATGACGAAGTCAGCTTGCTGGGTTGCTGGTTTATTATCCACTGCTTTTTGTAACATTTTAAATGCATCAGTTTTTGCTAATTTTTCGCTTTTAGAATCTAATGAACCTTCGGCTAATGATTTACCCGCATCTCCATCATCTACACCAGCAGTATAATTTTCTTCAACTTCTGGTTCTGGAGCTGGAGCGGGAGCGGCGGCAGCTTTATTCATTTTAGCTAAAACAGCTTTAATTAACGGAACATCATTAGATGTGATTCCAAATTTTTGCAATACTGGTATTACCGCTTGTATTCGCTGTTTTTTAGATAATCTAGATGCTCTATCATCAACTTTATCTAATCCTCTTTCAAATTCAGAGGCCCCTGCTCCTAGATTAGGACCAGCCTCTTTCAATGTCTTTTTGACATGTTCACGTATAATTGCACGCAATTCAGATTCTTTCATTATACTATCCTTTTTTAGTTTAATATAAATATACGGCTACTTGGTAAATCCTTTATCCATTGCAAAGTTTGCTCTAGAGAATTCTAATCGGTCAACCAATTTAACTCCATCTCCAAATCGATCGATAGCCACAAACCCTTCTGGTGCTGTTGCAACTAAGCCTCCTTGGCCATCATCTTTAAAATGTTTTGTATTGTATACGGCATTATTATATTTGTTAACAAAAATTAATTTAGCTTCTGCTAATAATTTTGTAACCGTAAATGCATCTAGAATATCTTTTTTAGCAGCTTCTATATCTGCAATTTGTTGTTGACCAGCTGCTATAGCTTTTTGCTTACCTCGTTCTGATTTAAGTTTATCAACCTTTTTATCAATTCGACTTTGAACCCATTCCACAAACTCATCATATGATTTTTTAGGATTATCTAGAAATTCATTACGTCTAATTTCGTTATTGATATGTGTATTTAATAACGCCGACGGTATTTTATCATAATTCACTTTTATTGAATCTGCCTGTTTAATTAACGCAGCTACCTTTTTTGCTTCTTCTGCAGTTAATAAAACAGAACCGGTGGCATCTTTAAAGAATGCATCATCATACCAAACTAACGGAGACTTCTTTAAATTTGCTACACTTGCACCAAATTGAGCTCCACTATCTAAACTATCATATGCTGTATGGAAAACTATTCCAAATTCTGCCTTTTCTAATTGACGTCCTAAATCAGAATCAACTTCAACGGCATATGTAATTGTATTGGGCTTAAATATATAATGCGGTACACCGTTAATCGATTGTCGTTTCAATGTGGAATCATCAAACATGAAATCGCCTTGAAGAATATTTGGTATTCCTAATGTAGGTAACACTTTCAATGCTTTCTTTAGCTTTACCGCTAGACCCGGTGCCTCACCGTGATTACGTTCAATATCCTCTTCCGTGTAGTTAATCTTTGGTACTTTATTAAACACAGACTTTGTAGCTACAAAGAACTGGCCGTTATCAGGATTAATTCCAGTAAAGATGGCTGGTGCGCCATCCCATTTAACAGTGGTATTAACTTTTGCATCTGAACTTCCTTTTAAGTTTTTTATCAATTCGATTAGAACTGCTCGAGCCTGTTTATATCCAGCCTCGCCTTGAGTTAAAATCAATTCTTCTAAATGAGTTAAATGAGTATTGGCTTTCGCCT